TTGTCCCAGTTAATATCTTTAGGCAATTCGCCAAACTTTCCAATGCGACCGTGGTTGCCCGGTTCGCAAATAACTGTAACTTTCTCAAAATTAGCAAGAAGTGTGCGAACTATGTCGATCAAAATACGCGAAGCCTCAACAAATTGAGTCATGATGTCTGAGTCAACTTCATAAACTTGCGCAGGGAAGATTGTTGTATTTTCAACAATATCTCCGCCAAGCATGAGGACAATCTCTTTGACCGGATGATCTGCTCGCTGAATGTCTGCAATCCGGATTGTTTTTTCAACTGATTGCTTTACAAGGCGCTCGCACTCTTTAGTGTTATATGTGAGAGTTTGCTTGCCTAATTGCCAGTCAGTCGAATGTAGAAGGGCAACCTCTCCTCGTTTCTTTCGAGAATCTTTAATAGGAGTTGGAACGGGCAAAACCGGCCCATGTGACAACATCGCATCATGGGCGGCATTAACTACGGCTTGCGTAAAGTCTTCTTTGTTTCTTTTAAGATCAGCAATAGTTTTCTGAGATCTTAAAAGGGCTCTGCGAAGTTCATTAACATCTTGCGATTCCGGCTCGGGGATATTTTTTAGTCGGTCGCTGAGGCTCATTCGATCCCCATTATGTCTTTACCGTGTTTCGTGTAACCCTCTTTATCGAGCCACGAATCATTTTTGTAAGGGTTGTAGAAAAGACGAACGGACTTAAGTGCATCCATCATCAACGCAACTTGATACGCAGGAATATCGTCCTCAAGTTTTAAGAATCCAGCCCATACGCGACCAATAGCAGTGAACTCAATAAACGCGTCGCCGTACTCATCTAAGCGTTCTTCGAGGATTTCATCTACTCGACTACGGGGCATTTGCATCGTCCATTTCTATGATTGTTGAAAGTAACTTCAGCGATGTGATAACCCTCAGACCTAAGAGCGGCTACGAGTGTCATAGACGGAGTGCCTTTTTTAATATGATCAAGGAGATCTTTGCGATCTACTTCGTCCAGCATCTCGAGAATAATTGCGAGAGTGCATTTGCTTTCAGATTTGGTTGTGTGTCGTTCAATAGAATCGGCTAGCGCCATAGTTGCCCCCTTATGAGAGAAGCGTACCGAGAAAAATCTTGAGAAGCGAGTAGAAACGCTAAAAAGAAAAGAGCCGCGGCGAATAATTTTTAGGGTTATTCGAGGCGGCTCAGTCTTGCACTCATGGTCAATAAAGTGCTACCGGCACTCTAGGGTTTTTTCCGGTGTGAATCCGTATTCAGTTTTTATGCCATTTGACATTAAGTTCAGCCTAGCAGAAAACCCTGTCGCTAATTAGCACGGGCTATCGAAGCCAGTACGACAGGGTTCTCGCGGTCAGCCATCGAAATGAACTGAGGGTGTTAATTCTATCGTACCGGAATATGTGGATAAACACATATTCAAGCATTACCCCTGAACATTGTTCACATAAGGCGTGATGATGTGAGATTCCGGCAACACATCCGGACTTGATGGGGGATTGTGTGGCACGGAACTGCCAGCAAGGGCGGCACCTGCGGCAACGATCAAGTGATGAGAGTCCATCGCATACCCACTATTTGCCCACGCCGCCATAAATCCAGCACTCCCGAGAGCAATCGCCTTCGGGTTGGTTATCGGTACACGAATCATTGGATCCCCTTTACGAGTAAGGCATAAGTCACCTGATCCAGTATCCCAGTAACGGGGAGTCCAACTTTCTTCTGATACAACTTAACGGCGGCAAGATCAGCCGCGGTGAAAGTCGAGTTCTGAGCCACGGCAGGAATCAGTCCGGCGTTATAGAGAGCCTTTTCGACTATCAGTTCGGCGGCGGTTTTCTTCCCTACCACTAGATCCGATGCCTTCCACGCTGGCGCAGAGGCGGTTGTGAGCGGTTTAGCAGTTGGGGTCGTGGTGCTTTGATGGATAGCCACCCCGCCAGCCCCTAGAGCCGTTGTAGCGGCAGTTCCGATGGCTAAGGGTTTATTAGTTCCGAGGGAGGTGGTCGGCTTGAGTGGGGTTTCATACTCAGGTCGCACTATCGCCAGCACATAGAGGTAAGAGCGATGCCGAAGATAAACCCCATGCCCGTTGTATTGAGATACATCCGTCATATGCTCCGGTCCAGTATTTCCGCCAACGGTAGTGATTCCATCTCGGGAGGCATTTACAACGATCTCAACATGGTCGGCGATTCCATTACCAGCCCACGAGAAGAAAACTAGATCGCCCGGCTTTCCATCATATTTATTGACTACGCCTTTGCGTTGCTGAAACCACGAAAGACCGGCAGGGCAATACGAGAACCCTTTAGGAGTTTGAGCGGCTACGAGATGAGAAAGATCATTTTGCGCGAATACCCACGATACGAACATAGCGCACCACGGCTCATTTGGCACTCCGTACCAATCGCCATACGGGTTGGCATCAGTAGTGCCACCGTAAAAACCGACTTGCTTTTGTGCAGTCGTAACAATATCGAGCGCATTAGACACGATGAACAACCTTAAAAAGAATCAGAAAGGTGGTCAAGATAAAGGCGATATGTAAAAAATCAGCCTTACGATTCATCTTTCCCCCTAAATAAAAATAGCCCCGACCCCTTGAGATCGAGGCTATCTAATTTTACTACTTAGTTTCTTCGGCCTTTACGACCTTGTTTGCATCTGCTAGAGCCGCATCGACTACCGCAGTCACGACCGGAGCAGGTGCACCAGTATCAGCCACGATTGTATTGACGAGCGACTTAGGATTAACACGCGCCAAAATTGGAGCAAGCAATCCACCAACGAACGCCTCAATAGCGATCTTCTTAACTGCATCGTGAGGGTTGATCTGATACGAAGCGTATCCAGCGGCAACGATTCCGTATGCGTAATGCTCGAGGAGTGCCTTTTCTTTAGCCGTTATCTTCAACTTTGCCATTTTTGTCCTTCTTTCCAATTAGGTTGCGAACATATTTTTCTGCTTCGAAATCACTAGCCGAAGCGTGGTGGATTCCGCCGACTCCCCTATGGTGTTTTTCGCAGAGCCATAAAAGATTCGCTCCCGATTCTACCCACTTTCCCACTTCATCGGGATTGCTGATTCCCGGATAGTCCATTTCGAGCCATTTAAGATCGACTCCATTTTGTAGGCTGAACTCAACATGGGCGTGGTGTAACTCTAAGCCTCCGGCGCACTCAGAGAAGTCGCCTCGATGCTCTCCGATTGAGCATTTAGCCGAATCCTTTGTGGCGTTGCGGTACGCATTAAAATCCCGATAGTGGGGATCACTCTCTCGCGCTTCGTGAGGCGGATAGTGAACAACATAATTGTTTGTAATCGCTTGATCGTGCGCTTCCATTAAATATCGAGTTTGGTTTTGATCACGGCTTGATTCACTTGCAATTCGTGAAGTGCCACATCTTGACGATTCAGTTGATCCTTAATAGATCCCCCACCGTTTTCGTACATCTGATATTCGATTTTGTCTAAACGCTTGTCCATTTTATTGAACTTTTTGTTAATCCAGAAAATCGGCGCTCCTATAATTACCACGCTTTCCAAAACCGCCCATATAGCGTTTGAAACCGTGTTCGCGTTATTCCAAAATAGCATCGTTGCGCCCTTTCGGGTTATTGTTTAGACGAGTGTGATTGTTCTAATTGTACCGTTCGCATCGACAATTTTCAGAGTGTTAGTTGTAGAGTTGAGCCACATATCACCCTTGCGAGTATTAGTTGGATCAGTAGCCACAACGGGAACAGTGAAGCGACCTGCGGTTTCTAATTTATTTAGGCGAGCGTCAAGGTTCTGAAAGAGATCACGCAACGCAGGTGGCTGATTTACATAAGGCATTAGATCCTCAATTCGATGTTGTTGTAAGAGTTAAGGTTACGCGCTCTGGTCCATTTTCACCCGGTGTTACATTAAGCCCAATGATACGGAAGTTACCATCGAACTCAGATGGATAGAACGGATCTGTAATAACTACGCGAGCCTGATCTCCGAGATTATATGTACCGAATACAGGATCGGCATAAGGGGGTGCAACAACTTGTAATGTCTGTGGAGGATAAGAGGCGGCCAATACTTGACCATTTGCTAACCCAGTAAGCAAGGTTGAATCCGTAATGTTGGAATAGTTAGTTGCATCCTCAAGGAGCGGCCAGCCCGAGCCAGTCTTAGTTGCATCAGTACCAGTAGCGATTAACTTGCCTTCGTTTGATCCAGCGCCAGTTGCGTACACGGTATTAACGGCCTTCGATCCATCCTCTTTGTAATTATATTGCACCATATTTCCGGCAGGGAGGATGAAAGTAGGAACGCTTGATGATAATGCAGAATAGGTGTTGCCTAGTCGTGGATACCCAAGTTGAAGGGTCTTTGTGGGGTTTCCATCGCCATCATAAGCAACTTTAATGTTGAAATCGAATCCGTTGTTATTCTTAGCAAGATCCGAGAGCGCATTAAAATATGACTTCAATTCATAAGAGTAATAAACCTGCGACACAGTAACGCCCGAAGTATTTGACGGAATGATCACGCCAATATTTCCATACGGAACGGCTTGTGCGGCTTGGATCAACTGTTGGGCAATAGTAAGTTGATCGACATTTGTATAAGCCTGAGTCGTAGTGATACGACGGCGCTCGAAATAGGACTCGAACTCTCTAGCCGTAATCTTTATGTGCTGACTTGCTGAGTCATATTCTCTGCCCCATATAATTCCGCCCCATACAAGAACACCCGAACGATCTACATATATCGCACACCGTCCAGGTATTGTTGAATTGAGAACATTGAGACCCGCCGAATTAACGCCGGATAGCAAAAGATCACCCGTAAAAGTTCCAGCCGCATTAAGTTGCTGAGTAAAATTAACATTTGTTAAAGGCAACTCAGCGAGGATCTGATTAGTCAGAACATCGGCAAGAAGGTAGCGGTAATAGGTTGTAGCCATGCGACTACTTTACGCTACGGGTTTGGATCTTGCCGCTATCGCTTGGATTGTTGCGAGATCCACGACCTGCTCAATAACAGGCGGTAACTCAACAGGATCGCCAATCTGTACATATTCTTCGCCGCATAAATCGCAAGCCTTAAACCATTGAGGCTCGCCGAATCCGCGAGTTTCTGAGTATTGTTTCTTGCACTTTACACATTCGTAGTTGTATTTCATTTTTTAATCTCCTATTAGTAGTAAAGAAGAATGCAACCGTTGCCACCGTTGCCACCATATTGCGTGCTTGCTGTTCCCGATGCAACTCCTGCAACAGAGCCCCCGCCACCGCCACCGCCTGAGCCGCCATTACCGCCAATCGCGTTGGTGCTTGTGGTTGCAAAAAATTGTCCTGCGGATCCGTTGGCAAGATAACCCGCCCCACCGCCACCGCTTGATATTACAAGATTAGGAGACCCTCCCGTACCTGACCCACCCGCTCCGCCGGTAAATGAAGCGGAGTTCCCGCCATTTCCGCCAGTTGTTATTGTTCTAGTGCCAGAGCCCGAATTATTAAGATATACCGCACCGCCACCACCGCCAACAAGCCCAGAACCACCAGAACTGCCAGAAACAGTTATGGTTTGGGCGTTGCACTGTAGAGAACCACCGCCGCCCCCCGATGTGCCACTTACTCCGTTTTGTACAGTAAGTGACCCTGAAGCGGCAGAGTTGAAGCAGAATCCATTAGCACCTGCCCCTCCAACCGAAGTCAAATATGCGGAACCGGGTCCACCCATCATGGCGATTGGGAAGTTGAAGGTATTGCCCGAACTTCCGCCGCCGCCTGAACCGCCTTGCCCCGAAGGAGCATAATAAGTAACTGTTCCTGTTGTATTTTGAACGAATGTTTCACTCCCGGGCGCTCCACCTAGTGCGCTTACAAAGCCAAACTTAGTGGTTCCTCCGTAAGAGGCTGGTGGTGCCTGGCCTACAGATATACTCCCTGCCGCTGTTGTTGTGCCGATACCGCCTGCTCCTATAGTGCAACTCGTTGCGGGTGACATCCATCCCATCACTACCGCACCGCCACCACCGCCTGCTCCTACATTTGCCCCGCCCGTACTACCTCCTCCGCCGCCACCGATCAAAATAGCGAAAACTTGAGTTACAGTTCCCGGAATAGAAACCGCACCGCTTGAGGTAATAGTTTGTTGAAGCGAGATACCTGACGGAATAGCCGAAGGATAGGATTGAATATACGCAGTTGGCAGAGTAACGCCAGCCGTAGGTACTTGAGCGATAGCCATTTATTTACTCCCTTATGAGATTTCTACGCCGGAAATGTGAAAGTTAATTGTTGTTGCAGATGCTCCACCAGTAATTGTGTTGGTGGTCAGCAAAACTTGCTTGAGGTCGATATAAATAGTTGTGTTTGCAGGGATCGCAGTTGTCGTGTTGATTGCAACTTGACCCGCCGCTGGCCCCATAGCGAGAGTAAAAGTACCAGCCGAAGCCGCGGTGTTAGTAACTGCGATATTAGATACGACAGTCGAGGTCGAAGCGGGAACCGTATAAAGAACAGTTGTAGTCGTAAGCGAAGCCGCAGTACGAGCGAGGACTTGAGGTGTTGCTGCCATTTTAGATTGCTCCCATGATTGACGCGATTATTTTATCGTTGATATTGCCTATACCTTTTGCTGCCGTAAGCGAAAGAGTTGTTGGAACAGAAACCGCACCTGCGCCTGAAATAGTTATAGCATCAGTTGCCGAAGAGTTAGTTACGAAGTGTAGCGAGTTATTTCCGAAAGTACCGATTGCCATATCAGTAGATCCAGTTGCATAAAATCCATAACCCGGAGCGTTAAGCGCGCCCGTTCCTGAATAAGTCGAAGAGTTAATACCCATTGAGGCGTAGTTAGTCGATGCGGTACCTTGATCGTTATAGACAATTACTTCGGCAGATGCGGCGGCGTTGTTTGAAGTATTCTGAACTGTTAACTGATTGTATCCAGCGATAGAAGATTGGAAAGTTGCAAGTAATCCAGTATCAGAAAATGAGTTTGTACCGACATTGAGAACGCCTGATGTTGATGAAGTTCCGGCAGTTGGTGTGAGGTTAAGAGTCTTGTTGGTAAGAGTCTGAGTTCCGGTTGTCGTTACATTTCCGAACGGTCCGGTTGCAAGCGTTCCATAGTTTGTAATATTTGCAGTGACGATTGAAGTAACGCTAGTGCCAACTGCGATCTGACCTAACGCTAAAGAGTTAGCAGGGGTCGCAGGAACAGTTGGGGATGCGGCAGGAGTTCCTGCGATAACTTGGAACGACACATTGTTAAGCGTTCCTGAATAGTAAGCATCGTTGATTGTAATAACGATAAGGTCAATACGAGGGTTCGATGGGCTTGAAGTAGAAATAGTGAGGTTTGTAGTTGCATCGTTATACGCCATGTATGTGCCCATATTGGCTTGCGTTGTTCCAACGATAGCGGCATAACCTGACGACACATTTACGGACATATTTGGAGTACCGTTTTGTGTAATCTGAAGATCGGAAGCATTGACGATACCAGTCGTCTGCCATATTGCCTTAGTAGTTAGGCGATCATTTTCCGCAGGGTGAGATCCATTTTGTAACCAACTCGGTGGTGTTCTTAATGCCATCTTGTCCCCTTAGATATAACTGTTGTACCAAGTAACTGTTGCGGAAGTTGTACCCGCAAGTGTACCTGTTCCTGATAGGTAAAACTGATTCGCGCCCGGCTGAGCATAGAACCAGTTTGAGCCGCCCGCAACTAGATTTCGAGCAGTAGATCCGTTAAGTGTAACAAGGCGTTGCCCGAGATCAACTACGAGCGTATCCGTATTCGCGTAACTTCCTTGAATCGTAATGTAGTTACCCTGAGTGCTATTACCCACGATCGCATTGGTAATCGGCCCAGTAATCGTGATGATTGGGTAGGTGTTAGCCCATCCAGCGTTGTTGATAGTAGTACCAGCCGCGCCACCGCCGAAAGTCAAAGGATAAACACGGTTGTATGTGCGACCGAGATAGTTCAGACCAATCAGAGAGGCAGACTGTTGAGTATTGTCGTAGAACTTAGGATCAGGCGCAAAGAAAGTCCATTGGCTTGTAATGTATCCATAAGTAAAGTCGGGAGTAATGACCGTCTTGGAATCTCTTACGCGAGCGTTAAAGAATTGAATGCTCGAGGACTGAGGCAACTTAAATTGCAACTGATTCGTTGTGGAAAAAGGTGTGTACGAGGAGGTCGGCAATAGATTACTTTTTAACAGGTTGTAGTTAGCCTGTGCGCTCATAGTCGAGTTGGCAGATCCGCCCGAGGTGTAAGTATCGGTAAGAGTCACGGGAATCGTGAAGTGAGTATTGTCGATCACGGTAAGAGTCTGAGCGGTCTGATTGAATCCAGTACCAGCCATACCTGTAGGGTTTCCACTAGAAAGTACGCCAGTAATGGTAACAATTTGACCAGTATTAAAACCGTGATAAGCCGAAGTCGTATAGGTGATTACACCCGTACCCGTAGCAGTCGCGCCAGTAATAGTCGCAGTGATATTGCTTGAAAGAGTCAGGATGGTCAAAGTAATAGATCGACCTCCGAGGAAATCACGACCCGAGAACATACCGTCATTGAAACCCTGATTATCATCCTGATTACGGATAACCGGCAAGCCTTCAATTCCATCAGCGGCGTTAATTTGATAAGGAGATCCAGCGCCACCGAAGGCGAATCCGTTCCATGTAAATCCGTACTGATTAAGCGAAGTCAGGGTTGCCATTAGTAAGCCACCGCCTTATTTGATCCAGTTGGAACGGCAGGGATAATGCCCTGAGTTTGCCCGAGAGTAATAGCGGCAAGAACGCCCGCAGATACGGTAGGGAGTGAAGGGTCGGTTGTCGATACATAGAAATTAGCGTTGCCAATAGCAGGAGCAGGGTTAGCAATTCCCGGCCCATAAGGCGCAGGTGTTGTAGAAGGTGCTGGCATATAAGCGGAAGCATAAGGAGACGAACTTGCCACACCTAAAGTGGCAAGCAAAGCGAGAGTTGCTTGAATTTGTTTTTGCAACCCAACTAATTTGTCATCCATCGCCTTTGAGATAGCAGAAATTTGATCGTTATACGCCTTTAGCGAAGCGGCATTAGCATCATCAAGTGCTCGTTGAGCCGTATCCATACCATCTTTGAGAGTTTGATCCGCGGCGGCTTTAGCATCATTTAAGCGTTGTAATTCAGAGGCAAGCGCATCTGATAATGTCTTGTCAGCGGCGGCAACTGATTTATTGTAAGAATCAGTAGCGGCATCGAGAGACTTATCATAAGCCCCGTTTTCTTTTGCTACCGCATCTGCAAGTTTGGCTGAATTGTCGGCAAGCAGATTAGTGAGATCAACACCGACTTGCTTATACTGATCCATCATTTGCTGAGTGGCTAATTGTGTTCCACTATTCATTTGCTTAGCAAGATCATTTAAGCCGTTATTAGATACATCTTCGATTTTGCTATAAAGAGATTTAAGTTGAGTTGCAGTTTCGGGCGTAGCATTAAGAATTGCCTGAGACATTTGATCGCCAACTTGTGGACCTTTAGCAAGAACTTGATCAATAAAAGTTTGTGAATACCCTTGAGCGGCTAATGCACCCGCATCTTTTTGTAATTGAACTACGGAATCAAGTTGATCCTGAAGAGCAGTTTGAAGATCTGATGCAGTATCGCCCGTCTTAAACAATGATCCAATATCGACTTTTGTAGCGTTAGCGAACGCTCCGGTCATTAAGTCAATCGAAGATTGAACGATTGCTTGACGCTTATCAGCGGCCTGTTGTTCTAGGGCAGTTGCTTGATCTGCATACTGTTTCTGAATAGCGAGCAGGTTGTCATTATGTTGAGTTAATAGATCAGCCTTTTTAGCCGCAAAATCTGCATCGATTGCCTTGATCGCTTCTGTATGAGTTTTTTCGGCATTAGCAGAAGCCTCATCGTAAGCCTTTTGAGCCGAAGCATAAGCCTCTGCGTGTCTGCGATTAAGATCATCTTTTGTATTGTTAAAAGTTTGCAACGCTCTTGCTTCAGCATCTCTCTTGGTCTGCATAGCCGCATCCATCTGAGTTTGCCGATCAAGAAGATCAGTATTGTATTGCTCATCTAATTTTGTAAGAGTAGCGAGATTGCTCTTAACCAATGCTTCGTGTTTAGCCGCGGCAGTCTGAGCCGCTTTGAGAACATTTCCAGCCGCACCTAATCCGCCACCGACTTCCGTATCCCCGCCTGTAGATATACCACCGGAACTTGCAAGCGCGCCACCGAGAGTTGGGAGCGTAATCTTTTTATTTGCTAGGGAGTCAAGGCTTGTTCCGAACTTGCCAACTGCTAGAGCGGCTTCGTCCACACCTTTACCAATAGCCTTAAAAGGCTCACCGAGAATTGGAATCTTTGCGACGGTATCGACTACCTTAGCGATCGCTCCGAGCAGGTAGCCGAATGCCCCTACAACGACCTCTACGACCCCTACAATGACCTTTCGCAAGCCTTCGTGGGTATTCCATAGGTTAATGAGTTGCTTGATCCACGCGCCCAATGTGGCGTTATAGAGGAACTCGATCGCAGGGATCAGTACCCCAGTAATAAACTCCATTAACTTCGTCAGGATAGGCATAACGACTGCGCCCACCTTGACGGCTACATCATCAAACTTAGCCTTGAGGATTTCCATTTCGCCAGCGAAGGTATGGGTATAACCAACGGCTTGCCCACCGATCTTGCCGTTCAATTCATCCATCGCCTTAGCAATAGCCTGATTCTTAGGGAGAGTGGTATCTAAGGTGATACCGAATTCCTTAAATGCCTTCGCCGATCCCATTGTTCCTTTTTCAAGGGTTCCGGCGGCCTCTGCCAATGACTCGTGCTTGTAGCGAGCAAGATCAGCCGCCATCGACATAAGTTTTGTTGATTCAGTCGTAGATCCGGTGGCAGTAATTAACTTGGTATATGCGGTTTCGGAATCCTTAACGGAAAATCCTAGAGAACTCATCTTCTCTGTAGTCGCAGTAACCTCAGCACGGTTAGCGGCGGTATTCTGCTTTGCGTTATTCATCGCAGTCGAGAGTTGCTCAGTAGCGACCTGCGTATCTTGGATAGCCTTTACTGCATCATGGAGTCCGGTAGTGAGAATCTGCAATCCCTGAGTCATTACATTGCCAGCGAATACGCCAAGCATCGTGGACTTGAGGGAGTCGAACTTTGAATTCTGCTCTTTAGCGGTATCGCCGATCTTATTTAATCCGGCGGTAGCCTCTTGAACTGCGGCAGTAAGGTTGGAGAGTTGTACGAGGATTTCGACATTTAATGGAGGAACTTCACCTGCCATCGGTTACGCTCCCATCGCTCGTCGAACTTCGTCACGGATATAAGCGGAAGCCCTGCCCGATTGTACCAAGTAATCACGCGCTGGAATCATATAAGGGAACTTGACTCCATCTTTCCAGCGACTTGATCCCAATTCAACGGCTCGTGCGTATTCAGCACCGGAGGTTGCACTCGCAGTATAAGTTTCGAAGCCAACACGACGGACAGGATTGCCAATAATGTTGCGAAAGAGATTTCCGGTCGCATAGTTTGGACCTTCGCCATCTCTCGGACCAATATGAGGGTTATAGCGAAGCCTGTTATTTTTTTGCACCGGTGGGTTCTTGACTTCGCTTGCATTTTTTTTTGCTTGGAAAACTAAGTCCTGAGTAATCTTTTGAGTCGCACGATAGCCGGCATCATCCATACGCTTTTGCCAAGCATTGAGAGCCGCTAGGACTTCAGGCAAGTTGCTCGATACGCTATCGCTCACTTACGGCTCTCCATCTTTTCGATCTTAACTTCTTCGACTGCATCTGCAATCGCTAAGAGCCAATCTGCCTTAGCCGCTGGCAAGTTATCCACCTGCTCAGGAGTCCAGCCAAAACGATCAGCGAACTTGAAGTAAAACCACTCTGTTGTCGGATACTCAAGGGTATCCGATTTTTGGAATCCCCTGAATAAATCCTTGAGCCGTTCTAGTTTTCTAAAGGGCTATCGGGGTTCAGCCTATTCTCGTCTGAGTCATTAAGGCTTGGGAAAAGTTCAGTTGTAAGGTGATCTGTTTCCTTCATCAACGCGGTGTAGTCAGGGATAGACAATTCCTCAATCGAGTCAATCTTGACCGAAGGGATTAAAAGATCGAGTGACCAATCCTCAATGATCGCCGCTAACAGAGCGTTGCTGATAGCAATACCTTTTTCGGCTTGTGATTCAGCATCGCCAGCGCGCATAATGCGGTTGCGATCCTTGACTTTTAATTCAGTCGCATCTTTAATTGTTACTGTCGCACCTGACGGTAGCGTAATTTTCTTTGACATATTGCCTCCTAGTTGTTTGCCTTCTCTTTATCCTAGCAAATCTAGGCAGTAGGGGTGCGGGATCCACGAAGGCGGGCGAATCGACCTGCCACCCCTACTGCGTTCTAGTTTATGCGACTGAAGTTGTTACTGCGTTCTTTACGACCCACTTGATAGGTGAGTATCCGACAGTTCCGGCATCAGTCAAGTTGCCTTGCGCGTTGAAATCGACGAGAACTTCTACGAAGTCCTTTGAGCGTTCAATAACGGCGAGTGTGTATGCACCCTTAGTCATTGTTGCCTGAATCGAAGTCTGTGATGCACCTGTTCCAGTAGTCCAGTTAAAGACGAGAGCAGGTTGAGTGTTGGTGAGGTAGTTAGTGAGTTGGGTGTCGTTTTCCATAAGGAAAGTCGCTTTACCAGTCACTTCGAGCGCACCGAGGAATACCTGATACGGAGTCTG